GTGGGCAGGTGTGGCCAGCCTGCGACTCTAGCCGTCTGGATGCCGTTCGGATCAAATTCACGGCGGGGTACAAGACGATTCCGGCGTTGAAGGCTGAGCGCAAGACGCTGCTGCAAGCCATGATGCTGATGGTTGGCCTCTGGAACGAAAACCGCGAGGCCGCCCTCGTGGCAGATCGCGCCGCGGTGGCGGAACTTCCATTCTATCAGGCGCTGATCGCGCCGCACGTGTTGAGCTGGTTCTGATGGTTGCGCGTACGACAATCGGGCAAATGCGCGAACGGGTATGCTTTCTAAAGCGTGCGTCAACGGCGGGTGATGGCGCAGGAAATTACGGTGGTGAATGGACGCCAGTACTCGACCAGAACGAAAGGCCTTATGAGTGCGCGGCCAGGATCATGCCGAAGTTGGGTGGTGAGGAAGTGACGGCCGCGCGCTTACAAGGTGTACAGCCGATGGTGATCACGGTGCGTGGGTCATCGGTAGTCAAGTCGATCACGCCTCAGCACGCCCTCGAAGATGTACGCCGCGGCATTCGGTACAACATCAAATCGATATCGAACCCAGACGAGCGCGGCATCCTGTACGAAATGGTGGCCGTGTCCGGCAAAGCCCTCTGATATCGATTCTGGTGATGGACCATGAAACAGACACCGACATCTGCGGTGCGCGGCAGCACTGTGCGATTTGTGCAGCAGTTTCGCGATGCAGATGGAAATCTGTACGCCCCCTCTCAGGCGGTGCTGACAATCATCTACACGATCGCGCCAGGCGTTTCCAAAACGCATGATTTTGTCATGGATTTCGATGAAGCCACGCAAGAATGGGTCACGCTCTGGGATACCCGCGGGGCTTATGCCGGGCTTGTGAGTTGGAGCATTTCTGCGCCGAATAATGAGCCGCCAGGTGATCGCTATGATGGAACGATCCATCTGATCGCCAATCCCGCAAATGTGCAGGCTGAGGTCGATACGCCGGACGTTCCTCCGGTCATCACTACTGATCTTACCAACCCCAACAACACCGGAACCGCTTCGATGCTGGGAGTATTTTGATGGCCGCGATCGACCAAATTGTTAAGGTGTTCCGAGACTTCGAGGGGCCGTTTTCGGCTCGTTTTCGGAAGGACTCCAACAATTATGTGGCGCCCGAGCATCACATTGCGGGGGATGATGGTGCGCCTGTAATTGGCGCATCTTCTGACACCGCATGGGATGGTTCGGTATCATCGCCGTCTTTAATCTCCATTTTAAAGGCTGTGGCGTCGAAATTGCTCGGCACCGTGGCTGTATCCGGCCCGCTTACGGATGCCGAGCTTCGTGCGTCTGCCGTACCGGTTTCTCTTGCCTCTGTCCCTCTGGCGAGCGGTGCAGCTTCGAGCGCAAAGCAGGATGCCATCCTGACTACACTTGCTGCTGTTGCTACGGCTGCCAAACAGGATGCTCTGCTTTCCTCAAATCACAACGATTTAGCGGCAATTTTTAACGCCCTGGTCGGAACGCTGACGGTCAGTGCTCAAACGCTTCCGCTTCCTTCAGGGGCTGCTACAAGTGCGAAACAGGATGTAATTGTAACCGCGTTAGGTTCGCTGGCAACGTCTGCGAAGCAAGACGCGTTGGCCACAGCCAATCACGCCGACTTGGTGGCCATTTTGGGTAGGCTATCGACGGATCCAGCAACTCAAACAACACTCGCGGAAATCTTGGCGGTATTGAGCGGGATAACTGGTTTGTTGGATGCTGGTGCAACTGCTGTTTCAGCAACTTTGGCGTCCCAAAATTCTGCAACGGATTGGTTCTCACCGCCGATCGTTGGTCGAAACTTTTTTATCAACCTTGTTCCGCATGCAACTCAAGGATTTGCTGGCACGCTTGTGCTCGAAGTGCAGTTTTCAGGCGATGCAAATATTTATGTGCTTGACTCCGGGACTGGCTCACAGCTCGGAAAATTGAGTGGTCCATTCGCTTCTGGCATCAACCCGTCTTTTGCCTGGAATTGTACAAAGGCCGTGACCGCCTTCCGTCTGCGCTGCTCGTCCTATATGTCGGGTTCGATCGGCGCCAAGCTGACCCAATAATCTGAGAAAAGTGAGGATCGGCCGATGACTGATCAGGTCGTGATGCAGATTGCAGGCGCTGCTCTTAGCCATGCATCTTTTGCAGGTGTTTCCTTTAGTAGTTCGATATTGTTCGATGTCGACCGCATTATGCCACGGCAACAGGTAACGTCGGGCATCGCATTTACACCGAGTGAAGTCTCTGCTGTGGCTGGAATGCAATGCCTAGCAAGCCTAGTCGCGGACGGGGTAAATATTCCAACATTCACAGGCTTCAAAGAAGCGGGATGGAGCGCGGGCTATCTCAACACCGCTGGGATCGTCAACAACATCGAGTTCCTTTTCGACGGGCTCGATTACCTCTTTGCGGTGCTTCAAAATGTGAACCCGGTGACTGCTCCTGTCTGTTCACAGATCACGGCAGCGGCGACCGGCACCACCGTAGTGCTCGGCTATTCGAAATCGCTGTCCGGCAGCTCTGTGCCGCCGACCTCAGCCTTTGCGATCATCAATTCGGCAGGCGCTCAGAACGTGACAGGTGTCGCCGTGTCGGGCACCGGCGTTACTCTCACCACGGATCGCGTGATCGGCTCTACCGACACAATCACGGTGTCTTATATCCCGCCGCCAAGCAGCGGCATCAAAAGCACCGATGGTGAATTCGCCGGCGCCTTGACCAACTTCGCCACTACCGTCACGGGCGGCCCGCCGGTCAATACCGTGGCTCCGGCGCTGTCTTCGACCACACCGGTGGTTGGGATCGCGTTATCGGTCTCGAACGGTACTTGGACCAATAGCCCGACCAGCTACGGCTACCAGTGGAAATGGGCTGATACCGGTGCCGCCATTTCGGGTGCCACATCGGCCTCATATACACCTGTTACCGGTGATATCAGTCACACGCTGAAGTGCGATGTCACGGCGACGAACGCTTCTGGCTCGGCCACGACGTCGTCGAACACTTCCAGCGCGGTCGCGGCGGCTCCGGCCAATACCAATATTCGCCTAACTATAGTCAATGGTCTTTCCGAAACTGTTGACGGATCGGGTTACGATTACGGTCCGGCAGCGGACAGTTCGAGCAACACGTTTACGACCAATTTGTCCGGCGTCACGTCGACCAAACTTGCATCTGGTTCTGACGGCTATGCCGGGGCAACATTCACCGGTTACAGCGCCAGCGTGGATGGCCTGATCGTTGGGTTCAAAGCCACGCAAGCCACCGGGACTTACGTCACCGTAAATTACGGCATCTACTGCACGTCCGGGACCAGCCATTACGTCATCATCAATAATGGTACCGGTGGCGTCGCGCCGACCACAAACATCACGCCCGCCGCAAATGACATCGTGCGCATGCATCGTGTGGGCACGACCATCACAGCCGAAGTGTCGAAAGACAGTGGCTCTACCTGGACTGTGGCCTACACCTGGACCAGTGTGTCTGCGGCCGATCTCTACGGCTACTTCGACACCAACAAGCCACGAGGGATCAAGCTGCCGTTCACGAACGGGTTTGCCTGATGATCAGGCGTCCGCAAATCCAGAAGATGTCATCATCTGTTAATTTTATCCTCGACGGAAATTCCTTGGGGTTTGGCCTGGGAGCGACCGGAGGGCAAAACCTTTCCGCGCAGATTGTCGGACTGCCGCCGGTCTTCGGATCTGGCGCTACCATGTCAAACGTCTGTGTATCTGGCCAAACTTGGAGGAATATGAATGGCCTGGATGGTGGCTCATCAGCTGATGTCGACGCAGCTTTTGTGAACGGGAAGTACAACTTACTCTTTGCGTGGGAGACGACGAACGCGGTCTTCAATACCGGGCGGACTGCGGCGCAAGTTATACAAGATGCAAATGATTACATTGCTGCGCGTCTTGCCGCCCATCCAACGTTGAAGATTATCATGCTGCGGACCCTACCGCGTCAGGTCGGCCCGGTGGTCACTGATCTTGCCTCACGGATCGAGCGCAACCAGACCAATGATGCGGTGGACGCTTACTTCGCCGCGAATTACCGCGCATGCGGGCTCAGCGCGTTTGTCGATATCCGACGGTCAGGCTCGCCCTGGGCGTTCACGGATTACACGGACGCTTCCTTCGCTGCGAACGACAGCCTTTGGTATGAGGCCGCGGGCGGCCGGGTGCATCTCGTGAATGCGGGCTATGCGATTGTGGCTGGGTGGTGCGCCGAGATCATTCGGCGGTTGCCTAGCCGCTGATATGGCAAAGATCGCGGGGCGTGAGGCGACAAAGAAACGGCTCGTCGCGATACCAAAGATGGTTCGTGCCGAGCTCAAGGCAGAAATGCCGCGTTGGGCTGGCGCTGTCGTCAATGCCCAGCGGTCGCGAGTTCGCATCGAAGCACCACCTGGAGCTCATGCGAAGGGGAGCCGTAAGGTTCCAGCACATACCGCCGGCACAGCAAAGCGCGCCATCCGATGGGATTGGAGTAAGCGCGGTCTCATGATTCGTATGACCGGTATTGTGAATACCAAAGACATCGAGAACATGGGCTTGTGGCTTGAGCGCGGTACGCGGCCGGGCGTCAAAGGCACGAACTACAAATACATCGGGTTCCGTAGTCGCCGAAAGAAGGGGTATCGGCGTGATCCAAACGGAAAATGGATCACGGCTCCCGAAAAGTATGTGATGAGTTACGCCCGGAAGGTGTATCGCACGCATCCTGGGACAAAGCCGTATCCCTTCTATTTTGATCCTTGGAGAGCACTGAAGCCGCGCATTCGTGAGGGCATGATTGCGGCCTGGCGGCGCGGCCTCGCCAAATCACAGCGCGATCTTGCCATTGAAAAATGGCTCTCCGATCTCTCCGAAACTGGAAGCTAAGGGGCCGCTGATGACCGCGATTGCTGCCGACGTTGAGCTGCAGAAGGCTGTCTTTTCCGTTCTGGTAGGGGATGCTCAGGTATCGGCAGCGCTGGGAAGGATTGAGATCGATGGCGCGCCGCAAGTGGCGCTGTTCGACCTCGTGCCGCAGGAGGTCATTGGGGCCTTCCAAGCCGGACAGGGCATTACTTATGCCGCGTTCGGCGAAAGCGAATTCGCTGTGACGCCTTTCGATTCTGACGGCGATGATCCTGACGAGGAAGAGCCAGAAGAGAATGAGCACATTTTATATGTGCGCGTATATTCGCAGGCGGTCGGTCTTATCGAGGTCAAAGGCATCGTTGGCTTGATGCATGATGCCATCAAGGCGGCTTGGAAAGCCGGCCGGATTGAACTGCCTCACTACCAAGTAAAATTGCTCGATCCGCAGGGCGGCAAGTTTGGACGCCTTGATGACGGATTTACCGGAACTGGCACGCTGACGCTGCGCGCCCTCATCAGCCCAAAGTAAAGGAACCAATCCATGTCACAGCCAGTAGCCTCCAAATTCTCGGAATTGATCATCAAAATCGGTGACGGTGCCAGCCCTGAAACCTTCACGAAGGTCGGCATCGCGATGGTGTCGCGCTCCTGGAACCAGACGGGACAGACCGTTTCCCGCACCACACCGGATGAAGACAACGAAGACCTGGTCGTTTACGAGGACAAAGAGCCCTCAACTCGTTCTGCGGCTGCGTCCGGAAAAGGCAAGATTGACAAGTCCAAGGTTGCGGCTTTGCAGGCCAAGCTGATGGTCAAAGGCAACTATGAGATCGTGGAGACGGGTGTTGGTACGTGGATGGGGCCGTTCATCTTGACCCAATTCAATCGCACGGGTGAGCGCGCCAACACCTGGGATTGCGACATTACGTTGGAGGCATCTGGCGCACTCATCTTCACGCCGTCTGGGTCCTAATGACGGCGATTGCATTCGACGGCACCGGGGCGCTTACGGCGCCTTGGGCCGGCGAACAGCGATACTTCAGGCTGACGATCGGCGCGCTGCGGGAGCTCGATGTACTCCTCTGTGAGCCATTCACACTCGTTGTCGAGCGAATAGTCCAGGGCGGGGCCCGCTTCCACGACATCCGGCATATCTTCTACCATGGCCTGGTCGGTGGCGGGATGGACCGCAGTGCAGCGCACGCGCTGTGCTGCAAAGAGATCGATGCTGCGCCCCTCTATATGCTTCTGCCGCTAGCCGACATGGCGGCTGTGATCCTCACCGCGGGCATGAGCTCTGGTCCGCGCTCGGCCGACA